CGCAACTTCTTTCGACGACTGCTTTCCTTAAGAACTTCCATTCCGCCCGAATCAGACAAGCTAGTCTCTACTCCCGATTATTCTCGGGTAAGCCTCTCTATAACTACCTGGCCTCTACTTCCACGCTGGATAATTCCCAGCAGATGCCCATGGGGCGCCCGACCGCCAACGTGGTGTATTCCTGTATCGACACGCTTACCTCGCGTATCACGCAAGACGAACCGACGCCTGTTTTCTTGACCGATGCAAGCCATTATAAAGAGCGCAAAGTCGCGCTCGAAATGAACAACTTCATTGCGGGAGAGTTCTACCGCTGCAGGGTCGAAGAGTTGGGGCCAGAAGCGTTCCGGGATGCGGCTCAGCTAGGGAATGGGTTCATCAAGGTTGTCGAAAAGGACAAGAAGGTCGCGCTCGAGCGTACGCTGGAGACCGAACTCTTAGTTGACTTCAATGACGCATATTACCGTAATCCGCGGGCGCTGATTCAAACCAAACTTTGCGATCGCGGTGTGATGGCGGAAGCCATGCCCAAGGAAGCCGACAAAATCTATTCGGCTCAGGGCGGGACAGTCGACAACTCCCCACAGTCCACCGATACCATTTCCGATCAATTCATTATCTCGGAAGGTTGGCATCTCCCTTCCGGCAAGGAAACGAAGGACGGGAGACATACGATCGCTTGCTCGGATGGTATCCTGCTCGACGAGCCATGGACTAAGACCTATTTCCCCTTTGAAAAGCTCGACTACAACCAGAATACCGTAGGGTGGTTTTCCCAGGGACTGGCCGAGATCTTGTTTCCGACTCAGATGGAAATCTACAAGATGCTCATCATCTCGTCTCAGTGCATTGAGATGACGGGCGTCCCTAAAATTGTCATCTCTGAGCTGTCGAAAGTCCTTGAGACCGCATTCAACAACAACATCTCTTCCATCATCAAAGTAAAGACGATGGCGGAAGCCCCGCAGTTCGTGAATGCCACATCAAATAACTCGGAGATTTACGAGTATATCAAATGGCTCATTGAAAATGCCTATGCGATTGCGGGCATCTCATCCTTAAGCGCCGCCGCTCAGAAGCCTGCGGGCCTGAACTCGGGCGAGGCTCAGCGGGTCTTCCAGGACAACCAATCGATCCGGTTTTCGGCGCTTCAGAAGCGCTATCAGCAGTTCCATAATGGCCTAGCCTATAAAATGATTGACAAGGCGGCTGAGATCGCCAAGCGCGAGGGTAGTTACTCGACAGTCTATCCCTGTAAGGATGGAACCAGGGAAATTGACCTCCCGCTCGCCGGCAAAGAACTCAAAGACACCTACGTCATCAAATGCAAGACCGAGAGCGCATTGCCCAAGGATCCAGCGGGGCGCCAGGCCAAGCTGTCCGAGATGCTGGCGGCCCAGGAGATCACAAATCAAGAGTTCAGGCGCCTCTCCCGACTCCCTGATCTTGAGCAATCCGATCAACTGTCCGTAGCGCTCGAAGAACGGGTGCTTCACGACTTGGATCAGATCATCGAGAAGGGCAAGAAGGGTTACAGCCCACCCGACACGTTCATCTTGGACCCAACAGACCTTGCGACCACCCTTACGGTCCAAACGATTAATAAATATTCGGTGACCGATATCGAGGAGGAGAAGCTTGAGCTCCTCAAAGACTATTTCACCCAAGTTCAGGTTTTGAAGGCCGCCGCCCAGCCCCCCGCGCCGATCGCGGCTCCGCAGGGCGCGCCTCAAGAAGGTCCGGGCGTCGTTCCACCCCAGCAGAGCATGGGGCCAGCATCCGGCGTCCGCGTTTAACCGAAGAAACCAGGAGAAATTAGAAAATGGCCTTTACCGTTGAAGCAATGGATGTAGCACCCGCGTCTGTCCCTAATAACCAACCCAATCAGTTTGACTTACCCGCCAAAGAGTTTGTTGGATACGACCCGAAAGGGACGACCACGATCACGGGTAGCCCCATTGAGCGCCCCGCGCCTGGAAATGTGAAACAGGCAAATACTACTGAGACGGAAACGCCAGCAGAATCGGCCCCACCTGAAGAATCGGTGACCCTTTCGCCTCAGATTAGCGCCCTGGCCCGAAAGGAACAGGCGCAGCGCCAGCGAGAACGTGCCCTTGCGCAGCGTGAAAAGGCCTTGGAAGCGAAGCTTGCCGATGCTGAAAAGTATCAGCAGCTCAAGACGAAAGTCGCCGCCAAAGACTACTCCGCCGCTGAAGAACTCGGTCTCACGCATGAGCAGTACACCCAGTACTTGCTTGACAAGCAAGCCAGCGAAGACCCCGCAGAACAACGCTATCGCAAGGTCGAAAGCGAACTAGAGCGACTGAAGAAAAACCAAGAAGAACAGACCATCCAGGATTACCAAGCCAATCAGGCTCTGTGGAAACGGGAAGTCAAAAGTGTAGTCGATGCGAATGAGGATTTTTCGACCATCAAAGAACTCGGCGCTTATGATGCCGTTCTAAAACACATCAATGACTCATTTGATGAGGATGGCGTGGAACTGACCGCTGAACAAGCGGCCAAGGAAATAGAAGAAGCCCTTGTCGCTCGAGCGGAGAAACTGGCCTCGGTCAGTAAGATCAAGAAAAAATTTGAAGCCGAACCCCGTGTGTTGGGGGCTCCGAAGCCTTCACCCAAAACGATAACACAAAACATGACTGTGACCTCTGAGAAGGCCAAGTCAAAGCCGTTTCACCTCATGTCTGAGAGCGAGCAGATCGCCGAAGCCATACGAAGGGTGCAAGCGGCTAAACAGCAAAGGTAATTTAAATCATGGGTACTCCCGCAAATACCGCTCTTGCCTATTCCAATAGTCAAGACAACCTTCAAGTCTTAAAGCAGCTCTATTCGGATGATGCTTGGGTCATGAAAGACCTCGTATTCAATAAGAACCGATTCCTGTCCATGGTGGACAAGGATGAGACCGAAATGGGTCTCGGTGGCTTGAACTTCCCCATCCCCGTCCTCTACGACGTGGGTGGCGGCGGATCTGCTAACCTGGGTACTGCCCAGACCTACCAGACCGCTCCTGCAACTGCTTCGTTCTTGCTCACCACGGTGAACGTCTACCGTGTGGGCTCGATCCAGAATCAGTTCTTGCGCGCATCCGCCCAGAACATCGGCGCTTTCATGCCTGCGGCCAAGATGAACGTCAAGTCGCTCTACATGGGCGCGGCCAATGACATCGCTTACCAGATGTTCTCGGACGGCTCCGGCACACGCGGCTCTTTCGGTGCGAACGGCGGGTCAGGCTCGATCACTTCCGGTGTGATCACGCTCGACAATCTGGGTCAGGTTTACCAGTTCTCGGTCAACATGGCTTTGAATAGCTTCTCGGTTTCGGGTCAGACCGCCACGCAGTCCACGGGCGCCGCGATCGGCTATGTCATTGCGGTCGATACGGGCGCCGGCACGGTCACGGTCTCTCCGACCCTCCAGGGCGCGGCGGGCACCCCGACTAACTGGTCCACCTCGTTTCCCTTCCTGGGGCGCGCGGGTGACACCCTGTTCAGCACGAATGGGCTGAACTCAGCCAACATGCTCTGCATCGCTGGGCTGGGCGCATGGGTGCCAAGCGTGGCTCCTGGTCCATCGGATTCATTTTTTACACAGAACAGGTCGGTTAGCCCTACCAAATTGGCCGGGCTGAGATTTTCCGGAAGTTCGGAAAGTATACAAGACTGCCTGATCGATGCCACTAACCAGCTGGCGGCTCAAAGCTCGGAAGCTGGTGACCCCGATGTCATCTTCATTAACCCGGTCTCTTACCAGACTCTCGTTAAGAATCTGACTGGTCAAGGCCAGTATCAGATGATTCGGGCCAAGGTGAATGAAGAGGTTGAAATCTCGTTTAAGGCGCTGGTCCTTCCAACCGCCAACGGTGAGATCTCGATCATTCAGGATAGAAACTGCCCCGCTCAGACGGCCTACATCTTGACGATGAAGACTTGGAAGCTTAGGTCCTTGGGTAAGATCCCCCAGTTCCTGACCTTCCCTGGCTTCTACGATATGCTGGGCTTCCCTATCCCTGGCCAAGATGCCGTTGAAATCCGCGTCGGAGGCTATCTTAACTTGTCTTGTAACGCTCCTGGGGCAAACGGCACTGTGGCGCTTCCTCAATAAGTCCGAGAAATAAGATAAAAATAAGGGCTCGGTGCTTCGGCATCGGGCCCTTATCGTTTTATGGTGTAATGCTCCGGGTATGGTATAATTGTGGGATGAAAACATGCAGTAAATGTTTAGAGATCAAACCGCTCCCTAGTTTTTATAAAGAGAGGGAGTCTAAAGACGGTCACAGAAATCAGTGCAAGGTGTGCCGGGACGGAGAGAGAGAGAAAAGAAGAGATCAGAACCGCGCGGCGTATAATGCGTGGCACGTCAAATACATGAAAGAGCACCCGCTCTCACGGCGGCAAAAGGATCAGCAAACCAGCCGTGTTTTAAAATGCAGATATGGGATTACTCTCGAAGAATACGAGAAAATGCTTGAGGCCCAAGGTGGCCACTGCGCCATGTGCAAAAGAACCAGATACAAGAACAGGCGACTGGCCGTAGACCACAACCACCCCACGGGCGCTATTCGCGGGATACTTTGC